ATATTGAATCTGAAATTGTTTACAATATTAAAACAAAAGATATAATACCTGATAATGGTCGATATATGAGTATTGATGTTGGTTTGGATAACTTGACAGCTATTGCAAATAATTATGATAAAAGACCATTCTTAATCAATGGCAAAGGTCTTAAATCAATAAATCAGTATTATAACAAGACTATTTCTCATTATAGAAGTATTGCTAAACAGTTAAACAAGCTTGAATATACTAAAAGAATGGATAGATTAACAAATAAAAGAAATTTTAAAATTAATGATTATATTCATAAGTCAACTAGATATATTGTGAATAAAGCTATTGAAGATAATGTTTCTGTTATTGTCATTGGATATAATAAGAATTGGAAACAATCTTCAAGAATGTCTAAAAAAGTTAATCAATCATTTGTTCAAATTCCATTCAATAAATTATTGCAACAGATACAGTATAAAGCTAATGATGTTGGAATAAAAGTCATTCTTACAGAAGAATCATATACAAGTGGAACTTCATTTTTAGATAATGAATTACCTATAAAAGAATTTTATAATAAAAAACGTAGAATAAAAAGAGGTATTTTTAAATCTAATAATGGAAAAATTATAAATTCTGATATAAATGCAAGCTATCAGATTATGAGAAAAGAATTTCCAAATGCTTTTAAACAAAGCTATGGAATAGAGGGTTTAGTGTTAAATCCATTCAAGGTAAACTTATAAAATAAGTTGATTGATAAATGTTTTATTAAAATTGTTTAATGAGATTAAATAATTTTTAATAGAATGATAACATTAATTATAGGATTTGTTTGCCTTCTTAATTAACTTAACTTCAATCTCTGATTTCACTAATCAGAGGTTCTTTTTTATAGAAAGGAGTAAATAATTATATGAACAAGAATCTATCTGAATCAAAATTCTTCAAAAGAACCGACAATAACATTTCTGCTTTAATTGAATGTGACAAGAGAATAATAAAGCATATTCATGAACAGATGATTTCACTTACAGAAAAAGTGAAATCACTGAAGAAAGAGATTCATGAACTGAAAGAAATTCAGAAATACAGAACAGAAAACAATATCACTATAGAAGATGAATTCAAGCTTTTAGGAAATAAACAATGAAAGATGACAATAATCCATTCATTACTCATGACAGTTGTCAGCCTGATTTCTTTCATAAAGAGTCTAAGACTGATAAAAAAGATTGAATTATAAATAAAACAGAAGGAAATCAAATGAATATAATTTTAAGTATCTTCATGTTTTTTGGAATTATAGTATTATTATTTCTCATGTATCTTATTTATCAGATGCTTGAAATGCTTGATACAGTCATTGATGATTGGTTAAATCTGTTTTCAGGTACAATTAAAGAATTAAAAAAGAAATGATGATTGATTATTTTATATTAATAATTTTTGGAATTTTTCTGTTTTGTGTAATGCTTTCTGTTCTTTTCATCATTGATATACATGAAAATCCATTGCTTTACATTGATATAGAAAAAGAAAGAAATAGAAAGACAGAAACTTGGAAAAGAAACAATCCATCTATTTATAGAGATATGTATGATATGCCATTATGGATAGGTCAGAGAATCATTACCATTAAAACAGTAAGAAATGGAGATATAGAGGAATGGATTGGAATAATAGAAAAATTTGAGGATGGTCATTGTGTAGTCATGGCTGATTTTGATGGATGTAATTACATTGGTCAACGTCATAACAATAACAGATTTGATATGGTAAGATATTTTGATGAAAATTTGGACAAGGAATTTCTCATTAAATCAACAAAAAAGATAGGTGAAGATATAAAAATAAAAGAATGGTTTGAAACATATGGTTAATCTTTTTCTTTCTATTCTAAAAGTATATATTTTCAAAATACATTCTAAGAATAGGAGAAAATATTATGTCTTTAGGACTTTCACCTTCAATAGAAATAGAAGAATCAGAAGTTCAATTTGCGAATATTACTAATGCCTCCAACTTTGGAGTTATGGCTGGTGCCTTTAATTGGGGTCCGGTAGAAGAAATCCTTGCTATCTCTGATGACAAGAGATTGAGAGCAAACTATGGTGGATGTGATTCAGACAACTATGGAGACTGGTTGGTTGCTTCATCATACTTAGCCTACAATAACAAACTCTACTTATCAAGAGCGGCTGGTGATGATTCCATGAATGCAGGTCTTATGGTATTCAGCAAGAATCTAATCAAGATGGAAATTCATCAGACTGTAGAAACTATTCCTCCTGAACAGGAAGGAGATGAACCTACTGAAGAACCACAGAACTTTGATTTAGTTGTTGGAGAAACTGTCACAGGTCAGACTTCAGGTGCTACAGGAAAGATAATTCTTATTGATATTGTTGATACAACTCATAAGGTTGCCTATATAGAACTCACTTCAACAACTCCATTTGAAGCTGATGAAGTAATGGTTGGAAGTTCATCCACTGCAATGGCTACCATTGATACAATAGCAGATTCTTCAACTCATGATTTCAAGGCTTATAGAAAAAACAATGAATCAATTCTTTCAGTAGTAGGTGAAGACTGTGTCAAGTTCAAATTCCTAGCAAAATATTGTGGTGAACTTGGAAACAAGATTTCAATAGCAATAGCCAATAGTGCTTCTTTTGCAACTGCCTATATCACAGGTGCTATCACCTTCAGAAGTCAGTTTGAATTTGCTCCAACAAATACACAGATTGCTCTTGCTGTATTGCTTGATAATCAGATTGTCGAAAAACATATTGTTTCACTAGTAAAAGGTTCAAAAAATTACAAAGGTGAAAACATCTACATAGAAGATTATCTTGCTCAGAATGCAAATTCAAAATATGTAGTATGCTATTGTAATGATTCTGAATCATACAATCAGGGAAATGTGACTGCAACTGTTCTTACAGGTGGTTATTATGAACTTCCTGATGCTGATGACTACATAAGATGTTATGCTCTTTACAGAAACAGAGAAGCCATTGACATAGATGTTCCTTTCTGTGGCAGAGCCGCTGATATAGAAAATGGTCTTTCTGTAGTTCAATATATCTGTGATAATCTTGTAGACAAGAGAAAAGACTGCAGGGCAGTATTTGGAGCAAGAATAGCTGATGTAGTCAATGTAGAAGTTGAAACTGCCTTGAACAATCTTGAAGCATATATTGGAAACATAGCAAGAGATACAAGCTATGCCGCCTTCTATGGTAATGCAAAATATATGTGGGATAATGACAATGGCTTATACAGATGGGTTTCAATAGCCGGTGATATTGCAGGTCTATATTCACAGTGCAATATGTGGCAAGCCCCTGCTGGTCTTAACAGAGGATTGCTCAAGAATGTAACCAAACTTGCCATTTCTCCTGAAGAAGAACAGAGAGATATTCTCTATCCAAGAGGTATCAATCCTGTATTCACTGACAAGGATGCTGGTCATGTTGTTTGGGGATTCAGAACTCTTAAGACTTCTACAGATTCACTCTTCAAATATGTTGACCATAGAGGATTGTTCATCTTATTGGAAAAGACAGTTTCAAGACTTGTAAGATTCTATCAGTTTGAAAAGAACAGTGCTTATGACAGAAAGAAACTTGTCACTGACATAGAACCAATATTTGCCAATATAAAGGGTGTCAATGGTCTTGCTGATTATAAGATTCAGTGTGATAACACTAACAATGAAGATGGTTCAAACACCATGTATATTGATATAGCTGTAAAAGTTCTTGGTTCTACTGAATGGATTGTAATAAGATTCAAGGCTGTAGCAAGTTCTGTAAACTTTGAAGAAGTTATAGGGTAAACCTCCACACTTAATCCCATAATTCAATGTGCTTGGTGAAAGAGGACTATTTATATAATCCTTTTTCACCTCTCATTGAATTTCATTAGGAATTTAAAATGGATATAGATAAGTTCAAATCTCAATTCTCTGACATATTAAGACAGAACAGATTCATCATTGAAATCTTTCCTCCTGAAGCTGTAAGAAAGGATATCAATCTTGAACTTGTCTCATGTATGGCTGTGTCAACAAGTTTTCCCTTTGGAAAAATAATTGAAAGGGAACATCTGAGATATGGAAAAAAGCATAAGATTGCAACAAACTGGGATTTAGACCCGATAAACATTTCTTTTCTTGTTGAATCAAAAGGAAAGATTCTTGACTTCTTCAAGAAATGGAAGGATTTGATTATAGATTCAGAGAATCTGATGTCCTATTATAATGAATATGCTGGTAAAATCAACATAATGATGTTGGATGTTCAGGAACAGAATATATTTGAAGCTGATTTGATTAATGCCTACCCTGCTAGTATAGAATCAATAGAACTTACAATGGATAGTGGAGATTTTTTGAAGATTCAGACTTCAATAGTGTTTTCTGATGTAAAGTATGTCTATAATGGAGAAAGCTATCCTGAAGTTGTCTATGAGGAACCAAAGAAAAGAGAATATGCTACGATGGACTTGGCAGATTTCTCTACAAGAACTATTATAACAAACATAGATTCAAAGATGTTGAGCAAACTTTCAGGCAAGATTAATGACAAGATTTCAAAATTCATCAATGATAAATTGGATAAAATCAATTTTGAAAAACTCAACAAGAAAGTTGATTTACCTATTGTTGGAGCAGTTGAAATAAATATTGGAAGTTTCTTGGAAAACAAGACAAGAGAAATAACTTCTAAATTACAGTCTGAAATAAAGACAAAGATTGACAACAAACTTTCTGATACTGCAAAGAGTTTCAATGAGAAATATGCTACGAAGCTGAATGATAAACTAAATGGTCTTAAAAGTTCAATGGAAAAGAAAGTCAGCAAGATATTCAGTTTCTAAAAGTATATATTTTTAAAATACTGAAAATAGGAGAAATTAAAATGCCTTTTACAATAGAAGAATTCAAAGCCAATTTTATTGGTGGTGCTAGAGCAAATAAATATGAAGTTCAGATTCCTTATCTACCTGACAAGATGAACAAATTTCTTGTTCAGGCTACTTCAATTCCACCTACAGAAATCAATGCTCTTCCTGTCAAATACATGGGTGCTACTGCTGTATTTGCAGGTGACAGAACTGAACCACCTACTTGGAATGTCACTATTCTCTTGGATGAAGACTATGCAGGTATGAATGAACTTGAACAGTGGCAGGAACTGATAAGACAAGTAAATTCAGGTATGGGTGTTGGTCAGCATACCACTTACAAGAAAGAAGCTTTTGTCAGTCAGTTAGGTCAGGATGGTTCTGTAATATCTGAATATAAGCTTGAAGGACTGTTCCCTGTAAGTATAGGTGAAGTAACACTTGGAGCAACTGAAGATGGTATTTCTCAGGTTCAGGTTGGATTCAGATTTGATGTAAGAAGAAAATTAAGCTGATTTGTGTTATAATAAATAAAAAGGAGAAATAAAGATGTCTGTTTATTACAATAGCGTTGGTGAAGACTGGTTCAAGAAAAATAAAGTTGAAGAATCAAAAGAAGAAACTGTGAATGAAGAAGTAAAACTTCCATTGAATTCGATATTGAAAATGTATAAAGTTCCTATGTTAACACATTCAATTTCTGATGGTAAATATTGGATTTCCGATGATGTTTCATCTTATAGTGGTGGTAATGCAAATCTTCATTATATAGACAAGAAACAGGCACAGTTGGCTTCACAAATAGTTAAATGTAAAATTATTCCTTGATAATATCTGTAATAAGATAAAAGACTAGATAATTTAATATCTAGTCTTTTTTCATTTTTAGTAAATATTTTATACATATTGAATAAATAGGAGATTTATATGTTACCTGTATTGGATTCAAGAACTGTAGAAACTTTCAAACTGCCTTACCTTAAAAAGACAATAAAGATAAAACCTTACAAAGGTGCTCAGGAAAAAAGACTATTGAATTGTCTTACAAATAAGAAAGACAGAAAGAAATGGCTTGTCAATCTGCTGGAGATAATAAAGGAAAATGTTGTTGACTGTGATATTGACTTGACAAAGTTGAAGATAGTTGATTTTCTTTTTATTACTTATAAGTTGAGAAGTATTTCAAAATCAGACAGATTTGACTATCAGGTCAAATGTTCAGGTGTTATTAAGAATGAAGATGGAACAACAAAGAAATGCAGTCATGTATTCAAGGATTCAATAAGTATGGATAACTTATTGAAAATAAAGAATATAGATGTAATACAGAAAATTGTGGATGTAAATGAAAATCTATCTTTGGAATTAGTTCCACCTGATTTGAGATATTTGTCATATATGGCAGATTTGGGAGAAAAGGAATTTGAACAGGCACAGATTTCAGACAGAATAACAGACCCTGAAAAAGAGGAAGTAAAGAACATATTTGAATTGTTTGCAAGCAAGATAGCTTTTTCTGTTTCAAAAGTAATAATAAATGAAGATGAAAAAAAGAATATCTATACTGAATTTACTGAAGATGAAGTTGTTAATAATATCTTGATGAATCTTACTGTAGATGAGATTCAGAAAATACTGAAAGAACTAGGAAATCTTATCAGTTTAAGTATTGGAATTAAAAAGGTTTGCCCTGAATGTGGCAAAGTGTATGAGGAAGAAGATGGAAGTTTTTTTCAGTTTCTCACTTAATCTATGAATATACTGATTTGAAGAGATTCTATGAAGAAATGCATGAAATGAAGCTTCAGGGATATAGTTTAAGTGAGTCTGAAGAATTGGTTCCATTTGAAAGGGATATTTTCTATTTAATGCAGAAAAATTATCTTGAAATGCTGAAGGAATTGAGGAAAAACAAATGAAATATAAAGGTATGAATGAAAATACTATCAGAAGAATGTTACAGAGCAATGAAACTGCATTGCTTCAAAAGGGTGTCACTGATATGCTCAATACTATCACTAACACTACTGATAGTCTGCTTTCTTCATTCTCAATAGAAAAATTCTTTTCAAACAAGAAATTTTCCGATTTATCAGCTTTTGTTAAAGATATTCTGAAACAGGTTGAAGATATGGGAAATAAAGCTTCAACTGCAAATATAAATAATATTGCATTGGAAAAATCAATTACTGATTTTATGAAGCAGATTAATGTGAATACAAAAAAGACTTCTGAATCAGTTAACAGGATAGTTTTATATGAAAAAGCTGAAAAACCATCAAATCTTAATGAAGATATAAAAAATTCAAAGGATTTGATTTTCAATCCCATTCAGTCTTTGATAAATACAATGGATATTCTTGATACTGATTTGAGCGAATACAGTAAAAATCTGTATGAATCAGGTAAAGAAAATCTTGAAAAGACTTTTAAACCTCTTACAGAAACATTGAAAAAATTTGAATCAAAAGGTATTATGAGTAGTAATGACCCTTTGAATATACCTAGACCTGTTGCAATACTTAAAGGTGTTATTGAAACTGCTAAAGAAAGTATGAAAACAGGTAGTATTGTTGATTTTTTCGATAAAGGTATAGAAAATTTCAATAAAACTGTTGATAAAATTACAGATGTAAAGAATTATGATATTAATATATCTAAAATTTTTAAATCAAATACAGATTTTCTTAAATCTATTCTTTCAGGAACCATGAATTTATTTACAGGTAAAAAATCTGATTATACAGAAGAACAATCAAAAGATGAGGAAAAACAAAGAAGTATAACACAGAATCAGCTTGCAGAAAGACAGTTAGGCTGGTTACAGGGTTCTTTAATGCCTTGGCTGAAGAAATTTGGGGAAGAACAGAGACTTGAATCAGATGGATTCATAGCAACATTCTTTCCAATGTTAGCTTCAATGATTAATGCTTCTCCTCTTCTACTCAAGCTTATTGGATTTGCAAAGATGTTTCTCACCATTGGTGGAGCTATATTTGGAGCAGTGAAGTTTGTTGAAGGAATACAGAAAGCAGTTGATGTTCTAGGTCATGAAATAGACTTTACAAGTTTACATGGATGGTTGGAAGCTTTGAATCTTGGTATAGGAAATATAGTTTCTTCAATTACAGGAATAGATTTGAAAACAGTCTATAAATGGCTTGATAATTTTGACAGAACATTGGCAAATGCATATAAAAGATATTTAGCTCCAATTTTCAATAGTATTTGGAAATCAGTCAAAGAAACAGTGATATCTGCATATAATGCTATATTACAACCAATTATCAATAAAGTTGACAATTTCTTTACAGAATTTTCTGGTAAGTTTCCTGAAATAGTGCAATTATTTAAAGATGTAAAAGATTTTATTGTAACTGGTATGTGGCCGGTACTCAGAAATATGTTCACTGATATAATGTCTGGTATTGGAAAGGCTTTCAAACCTGTAGTATCATTAATAAGCAATGATGATACAGATTGGGGAGATTTTCTTGCAACATTGATGAGTCCTATAGAAACAATCTCTACAGGTGTTACAGAAATAATGAAATATGTTGTGACATTTTATGAAATGCTTACAAAAAGTAGTGGAGTGGGTGAATTCTTTGACCCTGACAAATGGAAAAAGACTTATGAAGAAGTAGGGAAAAGTTCATATTTTACGGGCAACAGATATGCTGATGAAATAAACAGACTTAATGAAGCAAGTGAAAATTATCTGAAAAGAATAGGTGAAGAATGGATTCCAAAAAGAAAAAAATATGAACAAATGTCACTTTCTGATTTTGGAATTTCAAGTGAAACTTATTCAAATTACAGAGATATTTGGAATAACATTATCAAGGAAAAACTTTCAAAAGAAGATTCTGAAGCTCTTGACAGAATATTGAAGAATTATGAACTTACTGCTGAATTGTCAACTCCTCAGAAATATGCAAGAGATAAACAGATAATGGAAGATTTCAAAAGATTACAGTTGTCAGGAATTGAAGCAAATATTTCTGGTTATAAAAAATATATTGAAGAAAATGATAGAAAAGTGAAAGAACTGAAAAAACAGAATGAACAGGAAAAATTCATTGAAGCTCAAATGAGAAGTAAAGGCATTTCAAGAGATGAAGCCTATAAACTTTGGAGTAGAATGCAGTCAAGACAGAAAGAAAATTCTATTGAATCTGTAAAAGATAAAGACAAGGTTATTGATGCTCAGAATGAAATGTCAGCAAATCAGCAGGCAGAAATGAAGGCTGATGAGACTAAACCTGCTCAGCCGACAATAAATGCAAATGGCAGTGGAAATGTAATCAACAATTACAACAATAATGTGACTACTTCAAATATTCAGTCTGATGTAAAGGAACAGCAGATGATGAAGAGTGCTGAAAATACAGCTAATTAAAAGGATTGATGAAATGTTAGGTGAAAATGTTTTCTACTATGAAATGATAAAGAAATATATTGTAGCTTTCGGTTGTCTGTTCAATGACATTCATGTATTAAGAACAGACAAGGAAAACAATACAGTGAAGGATATAAAAGTTCCTATAACCTTTGCTGAGAAACAGAAAGTTGCATATCAGATAAATTCAATAAACTCAAGAAATAATGACTTCTATCCTGTTTCTTCAATTATTCCAAGACTTTCATATATGCTGAACAGTTCGATAGAATTTGATTCACAGAGAGTTTTGAATCCTATATTGAAAAGAACAAACAAGATAAATACAGATGGAGTCAACAATGAAATAGGAGTGGGAAGACCATTCAACTTTGCCTTTCAGTTGTCTATTTGGACAAAATATCTAGATGATATGTTTCAGATTATTGAACAGATATTATCTTTCTTTCATCCTGACTATCATCTTACAATAAAAGAAATACCTGAATTGGATATTGAATCTTCTGTTCCTGTAGTCTTTCAGACTTGCAGTCCAAATTTTGAGAATGAATTTGGAGAACAAGGACAGAGAGTTCTGAAGTTTGATATGGATTTCATTGTAAAAGGCTGGATTTATCCACCAATAAAGAATGCTCAGATTCTTGAAAACATCAGAGTAAGATTTAATGAATATGATTCAAGGGAAAACATAGCCACAATCAGAAATGAATTTGACGATGACATAAACAAATATTATTCAGCTATTTTGGAAAAGATTGACCCATATTATGAAGAAAAATTGGATGCTCCTGTAAGTGAATTGGCTGATGTTTCTCAAGTAATATTAAATGTTTATAAAAGTGAAGAAATGCCGATACTGAAGGAAGATGAGTATGAGGCTTATTGGTTCGATGAGAAGAATGGATTCAGATATTTCCTGAAAAAAGATAAAGAGGGAAATATAGAGAAAGTATTGTTATAGTAAATATCTTAAATAAAGGAGAAATTCAAAATGATTAGAAAATTCAATGATTTCATAGTAAAAGAATCTGCCAATGCTCCCGGAGAGATAGATATATTTCTTGGAGGTTTTATAGGTAAATATGGTTTTATGCAAAATCTTAACAATCTTGCACAGAAAATTGATGATGGAATAGGATGGGTTGATATTACACCTATAAATGGTAGATATTATGATAAAATCAATATAAGAATTGCAAGAAAAAATGGCAAGACTGAAGTTGTTTCTATTGATTTCAATAAAATCAATATGTTACCAAAAGATTTTGTAGTATTTTCTCAAAATCTTGAAAAACTGATGAAAGATGTTTCAAAGATAGATATAACAGAACATATTATTGAAGATTAATGAATCTAAAAGAAAAAGACTAGGTAAATCAATACCTAGTCTTTTTTGTTTATACTAATCACCAAATTTTTTCAATCAAGTAATCATAAGTATGTCTTACATTATCAATTCTAGCTTCAGAATCTTCTGTTCCTTGTTTTACTATTACACCTAATTCATCCAATACTTTTTCTTTATCTGTATCTTCAATCAGTTTGAATTCATTTATTAATTTTTTCATGACATCTTCATATTCTTTTTTTATCATTTTGAATAAAGACTGATTAGGAACACTGAAACCACCTACCATTCTCTGCATATTCATTAACATTACCGCATCATGAGCCAATTCATAAAATCTGTCAAAATTTTTATTATTGGATTCATAAATAACATTTGCTTTTTTATTGAATAAATTATTGTAAATTTCTTTCTGTAACATTTTTATTCTCCTTTGAAGAAAGTTATTATATATTCCTTACCATACTTGTAGCCATCATACCTTGAAATTCTGCATTTGAACAGTTCTTCATCAGTATCATTGTCATAGACAGAAACATTATCCCAAATATGAGAATCAGGGTCATTATCTCTATTTCTCTTGCCATTTCCATAGTAGGCACCAATGTATATACCTATCTTTTCTAGTTCATCATACATCATTCTGAGTTCTGATGGTGAAATAGGTTTCTTTCCATATTTGTAGGCTATATCATTTGCCTTTCTGATTAATTCAGTAATATTCCTTTTTTCTTCCTTAATCAGTTTAGCTTTATTATAAATATTATTGTAGATTTCTTTCTGTAGCATTATTAATCTCCTTTATACTTCTTATATACTAATAAAAGGTCTATTTCTAGACCTTTTACTTTTAAAGAACCTTTACTCTTGTGAGTATTGTCTGATTTGTATTGTTAAAAACTTCATGTTTCTTTACAGTTCCTTTTATTCTGTAAGTCTTGTTTTCTTTCAAGTTCTGATTTTCAAAACTCTGAACATTAGTAAACCATACTATCATGTTGCCATTTTGATTAAATTCTACTCTTGCACTTCTGCCATACATTGTTTCAAAGTAGCTTATTCTTCTTACTTCTACTTCCAATTCTATTTTCTGATTTTCTTCACCAATGAACTGACTATTCTGAACTTTCTTCTGAAATTCTACTCTCTGTTTGTTCTTTAGGAACATATTCACTCCACAGGCTACTATTGGAAAGTATTCTTCTACTATATGGTCAAGTCTTGAAATACTTTTAAGATTGTTCATGAAGTCATTATCAAAAGTATTTGTTTCAATGTAGTTTCTATATTCTTTCAATAATTCTTCATCACCTTCAATATCGTTAAACTTGGTATTTAATACTCTTAAAAATGTTGGAACTATATTCAACTGAAAATCCTGTTCTGACTTTCTTACATATCCATCTTTCTTTATTATTTCTGTTGTGATTTTAATAACTTTTGAAAGTTCATAAGTAGGAACATAGGAACCTTTAAGAAAATCAAATTCTTCTTCAAAGTCCATTTCTGCAAACAGTTTGTAATCTGCATGAAGCTTTATTCCTGTATATTCTTCTACACAAGACTTGCCAACCACTATTTCTTTTCCTTCCTTATCTCTTAGAACAATCTGACAGGTTCTGTATCTTTCAGTGTTACAATGGTCACATCTTGTTGGCTGTATATCTGCGTATCTTTTGGAAATTCCTTCTTCACCATAAAACTGAATTACTTCAAAATCTTCATGACCTCTTGCTGGGTGTTTGATAACTCCTACTACTTCATAATCACCCATCTTTATTTCAGGTATTTCCAAAGTGAAGTCTTTTGCTACTATGTAATTTACTTCATCTTCTGTATAATCATAAAGTTCAGATTCTTCCAAAATCTGAATCTTCTGACAACCATATTTTTCTGCTTTCTTGTTTATCTTAGCAAGTCTTTCCTTGAATTCTTCCAATCTGCTTTCTGGAACTAATACTAATCTTTTCATTTTCTTTCTCCTTTTGTTTAACTTTATTTTATATTTATATTATATATAATAATTGTAAAAATGTAAATACTTTTTTAAAAAAAGTATATATTAAATTGGAAAAACTTTACTAATTTAGGAATGAAATAAAATGGAAAACAATAATTTAGATGATTTATTTGGAGATGAAACTTCTGTTGAATCTCCAATTCAGGATAATAGTGTAACTTCTGTTGAAGATGAATTGGATATACCCAAAGTGAACATCAATGTTGAACTGAAATATGAAAAAGCAGAACATAAAGGTGATATGGAAGATTATTCTGATGACATAATGTATGTCAGAAATATTCTTCTGAAAAACATATCTTCTGCTGATAAGATTCTTGAATCATTATTGAAGAAAATTGTAGCAAACGATGAAATGAATGATATGGGTGACAGTAATGCCGTAAAGAGCAGTCCAAGATATTATGAAGTTTCTTCACTGCTTATAAAATCAATATGTGATGCTGGCAAGGAATTGTTGAATCTTCATGCCACAAATCTCAAGATAAAAAATGATAATGGTATTGAAAAGAAAAATGATGAAAACAATGGAAGTAATATGAATGTTGTTGAATTAATCAGACAGATTCATAATGTTCCACAAAGTAAATAATATTATCCAATTCAAACCTTTCTTAAAGAAAATACTGTATATCGTTAATTTTGATATACAGTATTTTTTTATTTAAAACACTTCAGGTTTCAATTCTTTTATCTGTTTATAGACTTCAGCTTGTAGACTTCTGAAATTGATTATAGGATTCTTCTTTTCTTTTAGAATCTGCCATATACATTCAATAATAAAGTCATGATAGACTATTCCTAATAATTGAGGAATAAGCTTGTTATTCCAATATTCTCTGTCAGTCATTAACTTGGCATAGACTTTTTCTATTATATCCAAAGTCAGATATTTTTCAACTATTTCCTGTTCAAGAGAATATTTTTCCTTTTCATCTTTCACATATTTTTTCTGTCTGAAATCTAAAGTGACAATCTTTGCCCATACTCTTCTTCCATATCTGTTTGTAAAGTCAAGATTCTTTATCACTATTCCTTCACCTATGAAAGTATTGTCAGGAAAAAGAAAATGATTCTGATTCACAAGATTTGTAATATCTTCAACTTTTGGAAATCTTAATTTCTTCATTATAGGAACAAAATCTATCTCATATTCCTTACAGACTTTTTCTATTTCTGCATAATCAGTATAAAATTCATCTTTTGAAACAATATCGAAAACATAGAATCTGTTATATGCATCTTTTCTATAAGTTTTTATGGTATGTTTTATAAGCCATTCACCATAGATGATTCTATTAGGATATTTATTTAATAGTTTCAGATATTTTTCCTTGTTATCATAGATGTATTTCATGAAATTGACATGGTCATCATCAAGTGTTAATTCTCTGTTTCTTGAACCACAGTGAATTTCATTATCTTCCAACCATATACAACAGTTAGAACCATCTATCTTTGGCTGAATGAATACATTTCCATTCAGAATACCTTCTGTTTCGTCATAGTTTGAAAGTTTTTCTATATGCTGATATTTGATGAAGTCTGACATTATCTCATATCCTCTAGCTGGTCTATCATCTCATGTATCTGATTGGTGACATAATCTGAATTACATTCTATAATGTCATCTCCAAAGTGATTGCAGTCAAATCCTATTACATGGTCTTTCATATAAGTCACTCCACCATGAACATCAATAGTTTGAATAATATCATCAAATTCAGTCTGTTTATCATAAAGAATATGGTCTTCAGGTAGTTCTGCATATCCACAGTACCATTTGAACATTCCGTCATCATGATAAATCATGAAGTTTTTGTAGCCTTTATAGTCAGGTAAATCTGTTCTTTTTGTAATCATAGTTTAATTTCCTTTCTTCATAGTAAATATTATAAGCTGTAAAAAATAATTTTTGAGAGATTTGTTAATTGAAAAAGAAAAAACAACAGAACATTCAACCTTCAAAAAA